GTTTGTTGTTTTGTCTGTTGTTCATTATTCATAAAGGATAGAGAAAATAGGGGGGCAAAAACGGTGCAATAGCTTGTGTTTTGCGTTGCTCTGGCCTCACGTGCGGCCAGCGTTTCGCGATTTTCTTCTCTGTACAAATTGGGACGACAGGGCCTTCCTCTGCTCTAGCGACAAGGGTGGAGGCAAAGGCACTTTCTTACCGTTGCCAGCAGAGATCAGGTAAACACCATCCTTTGGAGGAGCGTAAGCGTAAGGGTGCTTCGCTCGGGGGGTTATGATCTTTGGTGCAACGGGAAGGGCTAAAAGTTTAACTTCTACTAATTTCTCTTCCAGCGAATCACAATATGAGTCGTTGTCTCCCTCAATGTCTATCTCGGGGGCAGGAGGTTTAGCGGCTTGAATCAATTCTCCATTGACTACGGCAGTGAGTTCAGAGGCGGCTGCAGGGGCGCTCATTTGAGGAGCGTTAGGCAATTGATCCATAGAGCTAGCCTCTCTGAGGAAAGCTTCCAACGCCATAACGTCACAAACGGGAACACCAAGAGCTTCAGCGACTAAATTAAGTGCACGATCGAAGTCGTGGGGGGGTTCAAACTTTTCCTCAAAGCCGGCCCACCAGGAGGCAACGCGGGATTGAAACAGAAGAGATCTTTGGTTAAAAGTTAAAGGATGACCGTTAGAGCAGCGCAAAACCAAGTGAGCCCACGCCGACAATATCGGGGTGTGGGGATCGGTTACTAAGATAGCCTCAGCTTTATATCTTAAAACCTGGTCATTGCTTACACCGTTGACTGATGCCGACAGGTGAAGTTTTCTCATTTGGCGAGGGACATCAGCCATGCATTCATAACTGAACCATGGATTTAAGAAGATACGGCCCAAGAAACAAATCGGGTCGCCCTTCTCGATGTCTTCCGCTTTACAGGTCAAATTGAAAAGTTTAAAAGTTGGTACCACATCGTTTGCACGAACTCCAGGCTGGACACCATCATCACCGCCAAACAGACCCAAGGCAGCATAAGCTTCCTCAGGGCCCATGCCACTTTTGCGAAGGTGGACATAGAAAATTTGAGCGATAACATAGGTGTTACGAACAGTAGTTATAGGGGATCCAGTAACAGTGCTCGTCCCAGTGTTGAATTCAACGCCATGTGTTGTGTGGGACTTCTTAAACTTCTCCCTAGTCAACATATCTCTTAGCTCATCCTGGTACTCCGGGCGAAAGGCTCGGATCATGGCAACGTCGAAACTGATGGACGAATCCATACAAACGCTGCCATCGATCTTAGAGATGTCGGTGGGAGTAGCGAAGTCATATCCGGTCAACTTGTTCGTTAAGGTCCGGGCTATCTCTCGAGGAGACTTGCCGAATGCAAACCAATGTTGGGCACCCATGATGACGGTTTTAAACGGATAGCTGAATCCGGAAAGGCTGATTTTATGGGCTTGGGAGACGGTAGTAATGTTTCTAGGAGGGGCTATCTTTGCGCTAGGTTCCTTTTTCATGAAGGAAGAGAGTCTTAAGTACCTTGCGTACAAAAACTGTCTGATTCCCGCAATACTAGCGCGTTGAGACGGCCTCGTTTGATGAGCTTCGACTTCTTCAGTTGTAAAGGGATTCAAAGTCGCAACATGTGAACCAAGGAACATGTCCTGAAATTCAACCATGTAATTTGCGACAATTTCT